ACAGGATGTTGTTGAAGATACTTTCGATACGGACAAAGCGCTGAAGGAAATCGACGAACCGGTAAGCAGGCTCGGTGACGTTTATTCGCTGGGCAATCATCGCCTGATGTGCGGAGACAGCACTGTTTTGAGCGAAGTCGAATGTCTCCTAGGGGGGGGCAGAATAGATCTACTGCTCACGGACCCGCCTTATAACTTGGACTATGTCGGGAAGACAAAGGACGCATTGACGATTAAAAACGATAAAAAAGACGATTCGGGGTTCCGACAATTTCTGACGGACGCCTTTATCAATGCGACTTCGGTGATGAAACCCGGAGCCGTTTTTTATATCTGGCACGCTGACTCTGAAGGCTTCAACTTTAGGGCTGCCTGCAAGGATGCTGGATTGCAGGTACGCCAATGTCTTATTTGGAATAAAAGTTCAATGGTCATGGGCAGGCAGGATTACCACTGGAAGCACGAACCCTGTTTGTATGGCTGGAAAGACGGCGCGTCGCATCTGTGGGCGTCGGACCGCAAGCAAACCACGGTCATGAACTTTGACAAGCCGCAGCGAAGCGGCGAACATCCGACGATGAAGCCGCTGGCATTGATGGCTTACCAGATCACAAACAACACGAAGGGCGAGGATGCCGTCCTGGACCTGTTCGGCGGTTCCGGTTCCACGATGATCGCCTGCGAGCAGTTGGGCCGGAAATGCTACACGATGGAACTGGACCCGAAGTATTGTGACGTCATTGTCCGCAGGTGGGAACAATTGACCGGCGGAAAGGCCGAATTGATAAGTAGGTGATTGTATGGGGGCTCCGCGAGGGCCAAGCCCGAAACCGACACACCTGAAGGTGCTGGACGGAAACCCGGGAAAGCGCCCGCTAAACATGAACGAGCCAAAGCCAAAGCCGGCGGCGCCTAAGTGTCCGGCGTGGCTGAATGCGGTGGCAAAAAAGGAATGGAAACGCGTGGTGCCGGAGCTGGGGCGACTGGGCCTATTGACCTGCGTCGACGGCGCCGCGCTTGAAGGATACTGCGAATCGTATTCCAAGTGGGTTGAGCTGGTCCAGTTTCTGAAGAAATTTGAGAAGCAGGGATATATGTTCAAAACTCCGTCCGGATACATGCAACAACTGCCGCAGGTTTCTATGGCGCAGAAATACCTGTCCCTTGTGAAAGCGTTCTGTTCCGAGTTTGGGCTCACGCCGAGTAGCCGGTCGCGTATGACGTTGCCGGGGCAGGCTGAGGAAGACGATCCAATGGAGGCACGCTTGCGGAAGAGTGGCGGGTGATGTGTTTTCAAAAGACAAAGCTGAAAACGCTATAGGGTTTATCCAAGACCTAAAGCACACAAAGGGCAAATGGCACGGCGTCAACTTTGAACTGCTGGACTGGCAGCGCGGGCCGGTGGCCGACATCTTTGGCACGCTCAAGGCTGACGGATTCCGGCAATATAATACGGCATATCTGGAAGTCCCGAAGAAGAACGGCAAATCGGAGCTAGGCGCCGCGATCGCGCTGCTCATGACCTGCGGCGACGGTGAGCAGGCCGCAGAGGTTTACGGCTGCGCCTCGGACCGTGGTCAGGCGTCAATCGTGTTCGATGTGGCCGTTGACATGGTGGACCAGTGCCCGGCACTCAAGAAGCGGATCAAACCAGTGCTGTCCATGAAGCGACTTGTGTATCTGCCGACGAAGAGTTTTTATCAGGTCTGTTCGGCGGAGGCATATTCCAAACACGGCCTGAACGTGCACGCCTGCATCTTCGACGAATTGCACGCGCAACCGGACCGGCGCCTTTGGGATGTTATGACCAAGGGGTCCGGCGATGCCCGGTCGCAGCCGCTATATTTTACGATCACCACGTCTGGCGACGATCCGGACCGCAAATCCATCGGGTGGGAAATTCACAAAAAGGCGGCAGACATACTGACCGGGGCGAAGATCGACCCCACTTGGTATGTATCCATATACGGAATCGACCCGGACGAAAACCGGATATACAAAGGCCGGAAGTGGGAAACAGTCAACAACCTGACGGCGCAGGACCGCGCCGCCGAGCAGTGGCGCAGCCCGAAGATATGGGCGAAGGTGAATCCTTCGATTGGCGTGACATTCGGCAAAGATAAAGTCGCCGAGATGTACCAGAGCGCCGAAAACAACGAAGCCGACGAACGGATATTCCGCTGGCTGCGGCTGAACGAGTGGACCAAATACGGCGCGGCGAAGTGGCTGGGCGTGAACATATGGGATGCGTCTTCCTGCAGTGTGCTGGTACCCGAGAACCTGAAGGGAAGGCCGTGTTACGGGGGGCTGGATTTGTCCAGCAAAACCGATATCACGGCTTTTGTTTTGTACTTTCCCGCGCACGATGGACAGCGAGCGGCGGTCCTGCCGACATTTTGGATTCCAGAAGAGTCGATTGCGGAGCGGTTTGCCAAAGATAAGGTTCCATACCCGCAATGGGTACGGGCCGGATTCATTCAGACCACGCCGGGAAGCGTAATCGATCAGGCGTTTATTCGCGCCGAGATTTGCAGGCAAATGGGTCTATATGATATCAAAGAAATCGGTTTTGATCCCTGGAACGCCAATCAAATCGCGCTCGATCTGACGGACGACGGAATCACGGTGGCAGAAGTCCGGCAGGGCTTTAAAACCATGAGCCCGGCCATGAAAGAATTGCAAAAACTGCTGGTCGGCCAGGAACTGGAACACGGCGGAAACCCGGTTTTGCGCTGGATGTTCGGCAATCTGGCCGTAAAAAAGGACGAAAACGACAACATCAGGCCTGTAAAAGACAAATCCACGGAGAAAATAGACGGCATTGTGGCGCTCGTGAACGCACTGGCGTGCGCGATTCTGCACGAGGACAACACGTCGATATACGAAGAACGCGGGGTTTTAACCGTCTAAGGAGGTGAGAGAGACGAACATTCGAACGAGAATCGGACAATGGCTGGTGCGCAGCTTCAACCTGCAGTCGTTTTCGCCGGTAATTGCGGATATCTTCGGCGGCAGGCCGACAGCGACCGGCATGGTCGTGTCCGAAATGAACGCACTGTCTGCGACGGCGATATGGGCCGCGATCCGGGTTGTATCCGGGGTGATGGCTTCGTTGCCATTGCCGGTTTATAAAAAGATGCTCCCCCGTGGCAAAGAGCGTGATCCGAATCATCCGCTATACTCGGTCCTGCACGACATCGCAAACCCGGAAATGACGGCTTTCCAGTACCGGGAAACACAGATTATGCACATGATGCTATACGGAAACCATTATGCAGAGATCGTTCGCAACGGCGCAGGGGAAGTCGTTGCACTCTGGCCGCTGAATCCGTGGTCTACCTATCCGGTAAGGGACGCGGTAACGGCAGATTTGTGGTATGTATGCACCCTGCGAACCGGAGAGCAGCGAAAGCTGCCGTTTAATCAGGTGTTACATATCGCCGGTATGAGCTTGACTGGACTCATCGGGCTGAATCCAGTACGCACGATGGCGGATTCCATCGGGTTATCCAAGGCATTAGACTATTTCGCTGCTAAGTTTTTCGGCAACGGCGCGAGAATCGGCGGCGTGCTCGAACACCCGAGCAAACTTAGTAAAGAAGCCCATGACCGGCTGCGGACTTCGCTGGACTCGATTCACACCGGACTTGATAATGCGCACCGCATGGCCATTTTCGAAGAAGGCATGAAATTTCACGAAGTAATGGCCAATCCGGAGCAATCGCAGCTGCTGGACAGCCGAAAATACCAACTATCAGAGGTGTCACGGATCACTGGCGTGCCGATGCACCTACTGTCAAGTTTGGAACGGTCGACAAACAACAACATCGAACACCAGTCATTGGAGTTTGTAATCTATTGCCTGCAGCCGTGGGCGGTGCGCATCGAGCAGGCAATATTCCTACGGTGTTTTACACCAAAAGAGCGCAAGAAGTGGTTTGCCGAGCATTTGTTCAACGGTATCTTGCGAGGGGACATAAAAACGCGGTACGACGCTTACAAAACCGCCATACAGAACGGAATTTTGTCGCCAAATGACGTGCGGGAGATTGAAAACATGAACCCAATCGACGGAGGCGACATATATTTAGCGCCGCTGAATATGATTCCGATAGACATGATTCATGATTATTATTCGGGGAAGAAGGCAGGTGACATGAATGGGACAAGTGCAGGCGCCGGGACAGAAAACGAACCACCGGCAGACGCTCCCGCAGCGGGAAATTCGGACCTACAAAGCGGAGATTAGGACCGCCGAGGACGGGGCCGCGCCGAAAATCGCCGGATATGCGGCTGTTTACGACGCCTACTCCGAGGACATGGGCGGCTGGTTTGAGAAAATAGCGCCGGGGGCGTTTTCGGGGGTGCTGGCAGGCTCCGACATCCGGGCACTCATCAACCACGATCCCAATATGGTCCTGGGTAGATCAAAAGCCGGAACCCTGGCATGCAGGGACGACAACACCGGCCTCAGCATCGAGATAACGCCGCCGGACGTGGGATACGCAAACGACCTATTAATCAGCATGCAGCGCGGAGATATCGATCAGATGTCGTTCGCGTTTATTGTTTCCGACGCGAACTGGGACGAGACCCGCGACGGCATGCCGGTGCGTACCATCACTGGGTTTCAGGAGTTATTCGACGTGAGCGTCGTGACATATCCGGCCTATCCGACAACTTCGGCGTCGGTGCGGTCGAATTCGGAAATCTTTGCCGATTATGCAACCGTTCAACCGCCTGAAAACAAGGCAGGCGCTGAAATAAGGGCTAAAAAATTGAATTTGAGGGGGAAAATATAGTGACGACAATCGAAAAACGCCAGAAGCGGGGCCAATTGTTCAAGGAAGCCGATGCGATTTTGACCGCTGCCCAAACCGAAAATCGGTCCTTGAGTGCTGAGGAAAACCTGCAATATGACCGCATGATTGCGGACATGGACAGCCTGAAGGCTGAAATCGACCGCGAAGAGCGACATGCCGAGACCGCAGCTGAACTGCGGGCCAATCCGGGAGCCACGATGAAACCCGCCACCGGCGAAAAGCCCGGCACCAGCGCCGAAGAACGCAGCATCGCGTTCCGAAACTATTTGATCAACGGCCACGACGGCATGACGCCTGAACAGCGCAAACTGATGCAGGAATACCGCGCGCAGTCCGTCGGAACAACCACGGCAGGCGGCTACACCGTACCGCAGGGATTCTATGACCAGATTCAAGCGGCCATGAAATTCTTCGGCGGGATCCGCAAATCGACAGCCACCATCATGAAAACCAGCTTGGGCAATGCCTTGCCGATTCCGACCGCGAACGACACCGGCAACACCGGTGAGCTCGTCGCTGAAAACACAGCTGTTTCCGCGCAGGACCTCACCTTCGGTCAGGTCACGCTGAACGCATACAAGTTCAGCTCCAAGACCGTCCTGGTGTCGTTTGAACTGCTGCAGGATTCCGGCATCGACATCGAGGCGTTCATCGCACAGAAACTGGGCGAGCGCCTGGGCCGCATTCAAAACACCTATTTCACGACCGGTACCGGCACCGCGCAGCCGCAGGGCGTCGTCGTTGGTTCCACATTGGGCAAAACCGGCACTACCGGCCAGACCACCAGCATCATTTACGACGACCTGATCGACATGATCCATGCCGTCGATCCGGCCTATCGCCAAGGCGGCAAGTGTCACTGGATGATGAACGACATGTCCCTAAAGGTCATTCGGAAGATCAAGGACGGCCAGCAGCGCCCGCTGTGGCAGCCTGGCATGGTCCTCGGGGCTCCTGATTCGATCTTCGATTATCCGTACGTCGTCAACAACGACATCGCCGTCATGGCGGCCAACGCCAAGAGCGTTCTGTTCGGCGATTTCAGCACGTTCTTCGTGCGCGACGTGATGGACGTTCAGCTGTTCCGGATCGTGGACAAATATATCGAGGCTGGCCAGGTTGGATTCCTTGCATACGCCCGCGCCGACTCCAGGGCCGTCGACGCCGGTATGCACCCGATTGCCTACTATGCCAACAGCGCCACATAATCAAAAACGGAATGGGGCGGGCCTTGCGCTCGCCCTGTTTTTTGGGGAGGTGACAACGTGTCAAAACTATTCAAAATGGCGATATCCATTGCGTCGGCTAACTGGTCCTTTGTCCCGGGAGACGAAGTGATTTTGCAGGATTATGTTGCCGATGCCTGGCAAGAAGCCGGACACGGAACCATCATCGGCGAGGCCGAGGGAGACACGATGGCCGATTATGACAACGCCGCAACGGCAGATGCAACCGAACGCGACCGGCAGGCTCAGGCGAAGCTTGACGATCAAGAAGCGGTGTTCGAAGAG